ATTTGAAAAATCAATATAAAGAATGAGACAAGTGCCTTATTGGTCGACAACCATAATATTTGAAATATTGTTAAAGGCTCTTACAACCTCAGAATTAGAAATTTTATCAACAACACTCGTATTAACAACATCAGAAGTATTAGAAATTATTCCGTCAGGCATTACGCCCTCGCCAAGACTTGGATCGTCTGTTTCCTCGTCACCTTCGCCTTTTTTAGTATTATCTCTAATATCTTTTAAAAGTGATTCTAAACTCCCAAAACCTTCATCACTTATTTTATTACCAGCAGCGGCAAGGGCGTTAGATGATTCAGATAGTTTGTTAGTCTCATTCGCAGTCTTAGTATTTTCATTAATTGCGGAAACGATAGCGGTATCATTAAACTTATCTGATTCACCAACAGGAGCAACAGATTCACCTTTGAAGCCTGATTTATCAAATGTATTAGAATTATCTGTAAATTCATTGCTACGTTCTGGATCGTCAGGAAATTTATCTTGAGTATCAGGAACACCATCATCGTCAGAGTCGCCGTCTATTTCTGGATTGGTTGGATCTGGATCTTCATCGTCAACGGTGCCGTCATTGTCTTGATCTTGTAGACAAGATTGATAACCAATATCCCAAGCATAATCAGCAGGACAATCATTTTCTTTAAATCCACAAGATGAATTATATTGTTCACCGCCAAAATATTCATAATTCATTAATTGTTGACCAGATGGGCAGTTATTTTTTGCGGCTTGGAGACATGAGCCTGAATCGTCGCATAACATTTTCAAGTCAAGTTCATCATCATCGGCTTTACAGCTTGTATTATCGCCGCATACACATTCATTGGTATATGTGTCGTTGACCTCTGGATATTCACAAACTTCCTCGTCAGAGTCTTTAGCATCTCTAAAATCTTGTAAATCATATTCACATTCACCAGTTGGGTCGGGTTGTACACGAGTATTGTTGACGTATTCCCAACCGTTTTGGGTGCTGTATTTATCATTAAACTTGACACCACATGCGGCGCTTGAATCACACATTTTCCCACGTAAAGAAATAAAATTAATATCAGATATGGCTTCTTCACAAACAGCAGGAGGAGGAACACAAACCCCATTGGATTCTGTTTCACCTTCTGGACAAGATCTATAAGTTGCTGTAAATGAAGAACTACGACCAGAACAAGCGGCAAAATAATCGCGGGAGTTACCTCCTCCGGTAGTCTGAATAGTTACCTGAGAACCTTCGGAGTGTGCACAAATAAGTTGTGTGCTGACCCAACGATAATTGAAAGTACGTCTGGAAGGAGCACCTTCTAAACCAGTGCGGGAAGGGGGAAAAGTAATTATTGAATCAGAAAAATTACCATCTAGTGATAAAACGCTAGAATAAGAATTAATTGAAAAAAAAAGGAAGAATAAAAATAATATGCGGTTAATCATTTCTTACCAACTCTCAAAGCAAGCTTTAGCAGAAAGAAAGCCACAAATAAAAAAAGTCCAATAAAAAAGAATCAACATGATGTTTACCTGAAAATTAAGAAAAAAAAGGGGCAAAAAGCCCCATATCTGGTAAAGAGGATTAACCCCCTCGAACAACACTAAGAAGCATTTTAACGCCCTTAATTGAAACTAGAACGATTGCAACAGCAGCACCAATTGTACCAATGCCAGTTATGATAGTAGAGTAATCGACAGCGCCAGTAATAGCGGTTATTTGTTCAGCATTCATGTGTAAAACCCTTTTTGTGTTATCTTAATAAAGACAACATTTGTTTAACACCCCAAGCAATAGCCCAAGGTACGAGGAACAGGAGGAAACCCCCTGCAAAAATAGTAGTAGCGACTTCGGGGTCGATACTGCTAGTTGAAAACTGGGCGGTATAAACAGCGCTTTCCCATCCAGTATCACAAGTTGCATATCCTGCAACTGATAATTCTATTTGACCGTCACATACCAAAATTAAACTCATTTGGTTATGTGATGCGTCTTAAATTTCATGTTATAGCGATCTAGTTCTAGGCCGCCGAATTTATTAGTAATGAAGGAAGTAGGGCAAAGCGTATAGTGACCGCAAGCATAGGCTTCAACTCTTGAATTAACGCTAACCGTCATTTTTTCAGGAAATGCACCGCCTTTATCCATATACATTAACTGGCTAAAGATTTCTTTTTTGGTGCCGTCAGGTAAATTGATAATTCTTGAATCAACCTCGTTGTAGCCTTTAATAACTTCAAATATCATGCGAATAACTCCAAATTGTTAAATGTTGGCTCAACCCAGCCAATAGGGGTTTGATTGTCAAAATCTATGTTAATAACTTTGAAAAGGGGAATAATATTGTCGTTATTAGAAGATAATAAATTTTGGATATAAGCCCTAGGCACAACTTGAGTTAAATCCGCCATATGACGGTAAAAAGTGTTATGAGGCGTTGTAATCTTGACATTTTCGAAACCTTCCGCCTTTAAAGAACGAAAAAATCTAAATAATCTTAATGCTTTCGAGTAAGTTTTAATGTCTTTAGAAACTGTAAAATATGTGAGTTTCAATTTATTCAATACTTCTGCATCGTTATATATATTCATAGTCTGGCCTTCGAAAGTTTTTAAAATGGGATTGAAAGCATCACCCCACATTTTTTTGATTATGGAACTGTCAGAGGTGTATTGGACAAGACTTAACAAATCAGTCGGAATACCTCTTTTTTTGAACCATGCTTTTTTGATTTTGGCTTCAAATCGTACAGCCCCTTTGAGAAATGATTGAACAATTTCTGACTCTAAAACTTTAATCTGTTTTAGATAATGAGCCGGACAACCTGATTTTTTGGCTTTCGTTTTCATCTCGTTTAACTGATGAATTGTTTCAGCTTCCTTTAGATAAACTTCTCTCATGCAATGAGTCGAACCAGCGTTAAAAATTGCTGTAGTCGCATAAGATTTAGATTTTTTTATCTGTCCAGTCGAAACATTAGAAAGAGCTTGAATAACCTGTTTTGCTATAAAGTCATTTTGAACATGGGCGGTATATGTGACATCCATTTGGCTAACTTGAATGCTATGAGTATCAAAGAAAGACTCGATACCATCAAAATAAGTGTAAAAAACGTTAATCATTGCAGCAGCGCAGATAGACAGATTATCTGTACCAAAAACATTATGTCCCTGAATTAGTTTAGCCGCTGAACCGTTCAATTCTACAAATGGAAAATAATTCGATCCCCCTGTATACAATTTGAAGGCAAGAGTAGAATTAGAAGAAGCCAGAGACTGATAGGGAACGTAAAGGCGAGAGGCAGTAAGTTTGCCCTCGTCGTCAATTTCAAGCTCACCGGCTGCTAGTTTGAGGCCCGCTTTGTGGAGCAAAGTCGGGGAAACTTCACCACCTGATAGTTCACCTTTAGAATTATAACAAGGAACGAAAAATTCGTTCTTAATAAAAAGTTGTAATTTTAATGTGTCTATCATTGGTGTATACATCTTGAATACATAAAGTAGACAGAACGATACAGGAATAATTAAAAATGACAATAATTAAAAACGTAAGAATAAAAAAAGAGGAAGCAGAAAAGTTAGAAAATTGGGTATTAGAAAATGGAGGGGCGTTTGATGGAGGAATTACAGAAGTAGAATTAGTTCACCTTTTCATAGAAATAGGGCTATTAAATGTAAAAGTGACAGAAAACGAGATTAGAGTAAAATCGTGAATTTGTACCCAAAATGGTACAAGGGTAGACTGTTATAGTATGTCTACCCTCTGAATGTTAGAAGAAGTTGGACGACCTCCGGTCTAACCAATTTCTTATAAATTCAGATTAAGAGATAAAAAGATAAAAGCGGTTTTGCAGGAAGTGGTCGGGCTGGCTAGAACGGTTATAAACTAGTCTATTCTTGTACCAATTTGAAAATATAAGGATATTTAAAAGAAAAGAAGTTTGGCATCCTTCGGATAAAAAGACTGTACAGATAACCAGTAATTTAAGGTAACTGGTTATCTATACAAGTAAAAAACTAAAGATTATTCAAAATAGAAACAGCGCCTTTAACATCCTGTAATTTGTCCTTTAAAGCTTCTAATTCAGAGCGTAAGCGACTTATCTCATTGTATTGGTCGTTTAGCTCAATTTGTTTAGTTTCGAAAGTCTGGATAGCATACAAGACGGCCCCGGATGCGGTTTTGTGTTGTGAATGCTCTTTTAAGTAATTAATTTGCTTTACGAAAGCAGGCTTATCTTCGTTGATTTTAATTAGCATGTTTTGCTCTTTTGGTTAGTTGCTTCAAGAACAATATAGTACCAAATTAGGTAGAGGATGTATACATTTACATGCAATTTAGTACCAAATAGTCGATTTATTTGTCCCTGGTTAAGTATCGTTTGGTACTAATAAAAATTTCCGCTCCGCGGCAGAAAGAGAAGGGCTTATACTGTAGGTAGGGAAGATTCAAAAAAACCCTTTTCAATTTCAACTCTTTCACACATCACAAATTCGTTAAATAAATTACCTGTAATTATTAAAAGACATTCAGAAATGACTTTAAATGCGTAACCCATCATAACCAAATCTTTATCACTAACTAAAGCCTCGGTATCACCTTTGATAAGTTTAAAAAAATATTTAGTCTGAGTTATGCCGTTAATTCGTGAACGTAAAGAGTGAGATAATGTAAGAGAATCAACAGAAGATAAAAAACTAGGTTTGGCTCTTTCTTCACGAATTTTAACAGGCTGAGTTTCAATATTATCGGGTTCAATAATTTGTTGTTCAGCAGTTTGACCAAAACCTTCAGATACGTTTTTAAACCCAAAATATAAGACAATGGAACAAACAATTATCAAAAATATGCCAATTTTTATAGATGCGCCTTTGAAAACATTAAAACGATTATCAGCACGTTGTTCATTGCCAGCAGAGCCATTGACGCTTTGAGTGTGAGAATGATACAAAGCAAATATTTCAGGCTTGAATTTTCCTTGTATTTCTCTTTCACGTTTAGAGAGTTGGGGATTTGAACCATCCATAGCACCCGCATAGACATCAACTCTATAATTATTATTCATGCCAAGTCGAGTATGTTTGACGACCCAGAAAGTGTTCTCGATTAATGATCTGCAAAAAGAAGCGATCATATTGAGTTTTTGAACTACTAAAACGACTTCTGTAGAAAATCCATCTTCACCAACCATGTGGCGGTGCTCTGCTAAAAACTGCCTGTCACCTTCACGCATTTGGTTAGCCTTCATGCCAGCAGGCCACAATTTAGGAACTTCATCAATTACAAAAAGTGAACCTTTGACGAAAACGTCCTGCCACCAATTAGGATTTTTGACAATATCTTCAATTTCAAATTGAATAACGTTAATACCATATTTTTCGAATACCTCGTCTGTTTTCATAGGAATGTTGGTAAACACAATGCGCTGAATTTCAAGCGCTTTACAAATTACGTTTTCAACGACTCCGTATGACTTACCATGACCAGGTAAGCCAACATAAGCAGAAATAGCCATTATCCAATAATCGGTAAACGACGAACAATAAAACGAGCTGTATAGGCGGATACAATTATGCCTAAACCGTATTCAATCTGAAAAGGAGACAAGAAAAAAGATATTTGAGATGATAAAACTATAGGTTCAATAGTTAATAAAAAATCAGGTACAGGAATTATATCAATAATAGCAGCGGCACCACTCATGAAAGAATCGTAAATGTAATCAACAAGTAATTCTAGTTGATAGACTAACCAACTAGCGTGACATGGTACATCGTAAAAAGAGCAGGTTGCTTGAGCCATAATATTAGTAAATCCTGTTTTGGTACTAAATTGAAAAAATTATAATTCGCGGCCACTCACGAACGCCAGAAAAAAAAATTAAAATGGTACTATTAACTGCTAGCAAATATTCTAAAACCTAGAAAAAGGTACAAAAGCATCATTATGGGGCCAATGATGGTTTTAATAGAAACCATCATTTCACAATGTATATCAGTGCTAATTGATTGATTAATAGGATTTGGAAAATCAATAGAAAAAATGGGACAAGAGGCGGATTGGTCGACAACCA